CAACGTGACCGGCGAGAGCGCGGCGGCCAGCCCGGAGAACTTCGACGTTGAACTGGGCCGCAAGATCGCCAGGAGCAACGCCAGAGACAAGATTTGGGCGCTCGAAGGCTATGCCCTGCGCGAACGCCTCGCGGCTTGATGTGGCGGCCGGCATGACGACGCAAGAACTCATGCCGGCTAACGCTGAGTTAACGGGCGCGAGCGGCATGGCCGCGAAGCGTCCGCGTTGAACGCCGGGTTGGCCGGCACGGAGGAACCATGAGCAAAGACACGGAATGTCCTTACTGCGGCGCTGACGTTGATATAAACCACGACGACGGCTATGGCTACAGCGAAGACGACATGCACCAGCAGGAGTGCGGCGACTGTGGAAAAACGTTCACCTACTTCACCTCGATTCATTTCACATACCGGACGCACAAGGCCGCCTGCCTCAATGGCGGAGAGCATGACTACCACAAGACGGCAACGTACCCACCAGAGTTTGCGAGGATGCGCTGCAAGACATGCGATGACGAGAAGCCTTTGCCGGCCAACGCAAAAGTCAGCGGCGCCGGAACGGCGTCCGATGCACTGCCGGGTTCGGCGGCTGGTTGATCGGAGAAAGGATAAGGCGATGGACGAGAAAGAAAATGCCGTAATGGATGCAGGCGTTCAGTACGGGATGCAGATGCTCCAGCAGATGCCGAAGGGCGACCGACTCACAATGGAGGCGCACATGACCGGCGTGCTGATTGCCTTTTGGGGAGCGCTGTGGGGAACATTCGGGACTGAGTACGCGCGTGGCTTCATCGAGGCACAACTGCGCGGCATGGAACCCGATGTACCGCATGAGCGGTTTACGGAACCAAGCATCCAATGAAGACGCCGAACTAGATTTAGACGACATGCTTACAAAGCCCCGTAAGAAAAAATGCCCCTGCGGTAGCTGGTTCATTCCTAGAAACTCATTCCAGACCGCTTGTTGCGTTCCCGGCGCTCAGATACGGGCAGAGCAGAAACGGGCGCAGGAGGCCAAAAAGGTACGAGTTGATACCAAGGCAAGGCTAACCGAGTTAAAGCCGCTGCAATACTGGTTAAAACGCGCAGAGAAGGCTTTTAACGCTTGGGTTAGGGAGAGGGATAGAGGCCAGCCGTGTATTTCCTGCGGAACCTATGACAGTCCAGAGTGGCACGCAGGACATTTTATTTCTGTCGGAGCGTCGTCCGCGTTGAGGTTTGATCCTGACAATGTTGCACTGCAATGTGTTAAGTGCAACGTGTTTTTGTCCGGCAACCTGACGAACTACGAGATTCGGCTGACTGCAAAGATAGGCCAGGAAGCCGTAGAACGGCTCAAAACGGCCCCAAGGTCTAAGGTATGGGATAGGACTACCCTAGAAGCACTTGAGGCCGACTACAAGGCTAGACTAAAGGAATTGAAATAAAGGAATGAATAGGATAGGATGCGCTTATACGCATGGCGATTGCCGCTACGTTGGGGTGCAGATCAATAGGATAGATCGGGGGCGGCCCCAGTAGCGTGACCGTAATCCTAGAAAGTGGTCGAAGCAGTCGCCAGCCGTATTGGTGTAAATGTGGGGCAACGGTGAAAAGCGAACACAGCGGAATAACCCTCAGAGCTTTAGGCGCACCAAGGGCCGCACACCAATATCTAATCGTAAAACTTCCTGACTGCCTCCGGCCCCAATATCCAATATAGGGCTACAGGCAGATCGAGACCGGCCTTCTTGCATCGGGTGATAGCTGCTTTCAAACCGATGGTTTGTAGAGTGTTTTGGATTTGTCTGTGGGTAATCATTTAGTAGTTCCAAGAACTTCACGTAATTTTTTGGCTTGATCATCCCTCGCAGCAGACCCCACAGCAGCCCACGCAGCCTCCGCAGCAGCCCCCGCAGCCCCCGCAGCCCCCACAGCAGCCCTAGCAGCCCACGCAGCAGCCCTTGCAGCATCTAGTTCACTGTCGGTAGCTAATCCGTATGCGTGTCGTTCTGCGACATCCAGCGCTGCAATACTGCGCGGATCGGTCATTAAGTGTTGCACCTGACGCGCGCACCATACAGCATAGAGACGCCAGAGTTTGTTATGTTCTGGAACGGAACGAAGGCACCACAGCGTATCGGCTAGACCGTTACTGTCAAGAATGATTGACAGTGCAAGTGGTTCATCATCGGCACACGTTTTCCCCAGATGAGCGAGTAGTTTTGACCAGCCAACCGCACATGGCGAATGGGCGCGGATTTTGTTTAGAGTGGTGTATATCATTTCGTAACCTCCATTTCACAAACCCAGATTGTTGTATTCGTCCCCCTGGCACCGAACTGGTCAGAATAGGGCGTCCATTCCTGCCCGACCTCATGCTTGGGTTTTGAGAATGAGGCAGCGAAATACCTGTCGCCTACGGAATAAACGGACGGATTTGCATATCGCTGGTAACGTGATTCCCTGATGTCCGTAGCGTCCAGCTTCAGGGATTCTGCAATCATGGTAGCGGCATGTTTCACGATTCCTCCTGCACTGAATGAGTTTCGATAGCCGGGCCAGATGAAGCCTGTTTTTCAGCCTTCCACTCCTTATACAACTTTGATTTATACATTGTTGGTCTTTCAATCCCTGCTTTTACAGCAGCCTGATGAGGAACCATGCCTTTACGGATGTACTGCATACACTTCACCATTTGATAAGACGGTTTAGCACCCATGTGATTCTCCTTAAATAAGACCGCGAAGACGCGCGGCACGTCCTGAAAACCAGCCTTTACGGTAATCGAGGTTCTCCCAATGGTCTGGGTCTGATCCGTGGATACCATCCAAAAAGCCGTCGATGCGATGGGGGTTCATTCCATTTCACCTTTTGCCCATGCTTGCATGTATTCGTCATGGGTAAGCCCCTTGAAACCATTAGAGCGAATGTGTTTAACCACGCCTTCTGATGAAGGCTCGCCTCCGTCAAGAATCAAGTCAATAGTGGCGGGCGCGGCATCTTTACTGAATCCGGCTCTTTCGGCAATGGCGGTATCTTCGAGAACATATAGCCATGAGCTAATGAGCTTATACACATCCGCCCCACGATAAGAGAATATCGGCTCGTTTTTGATGGTATAGGTATTGACAGAATATGGGCTATCTTTACGAAACCACGGATTTTTGACAGAACGCGGCACATTGGAGACTACAGAGCCGGATGATGATGTATTCATGCTGTCACCTCGTTAAATGATTGAGCAACGCTCAGGCTGTTATGGTTACGATAGGCTTGCCATGCGCCGATTGATGGAGCCCAGCGGAAACCGTTAGACTTGAGGCGTGACCGCACATCCTCGTCGGGCTTGCCATCAAAAAACAATCTGATTCTGTTATCGGCTGGGCAATCTTCCACGCGCAAGCCTTTGCGCTCAATAACCTTGTCTGGTGTAGCCTTGGCTTTTGAGAGATGTTCAATCCGGCCCTTGATGCGGCGTATATTGGCGTTATTGTTCGTCATCGTAAAGCCCTGATAGCCTTGGCCGTAGCAGGCCATATGCGCCGGAATAATGACCAGCTTGCGGGCGTTGTCTTCGGTCATGCCAAGATTAATCAGGGCAGCTATCTGCGCATCATGTCCGGCTTCTTTGTTGGTCCTGATAGCAGCATTCGCCGCTTTCATGTGTGCTTGGCGCGTTTCCAGAGATTCAAGCTCGGCCTGTAGGCGTTCTAGTGCATTCGTGTCGCCTGACATGATCGGGCGAAGGTCTGGGCGTAGATTGCGGATTGCCGCCTTTAATCCACGCTCGTAAAAGTCGAGCATTTCATTTAAGCGCCGATGCGCAATATCATTGCGCTTTTGTGCGCGGCGAACTGGGAAATTAGCTGGGCCGGTGATAAACGAGGATATGCAACGGCTTGAGCTGTGCAAATACGCCTTGTAGCGGTTGGCATATCCAGTGCGGAAGCGGGCGAATTCGTCCTCAAGCTGGTCAAGCGTGCCGCCCTTGGTGGCGTTAGCTTGAAGTTTCGCATAAGCTGATTCCATTGCTTGCGCATACTCGGTGCGTGTGGATTCTCCCCGGCGCTCTGGCGACATGCTGACACCGTTGAAAGCAGAGACGGAGAGAGACAACGGTATATCATCAATAAAGGCCGTGCTTTGAAAGGTTGAACTCGGCACATTGGAGACTACAGAGTCGTTGCCAGATGAAGAATTAAGCATTTTGAACCTCCTAAAATACGGACTAAAGGCAGTCCGAGAGCCTTAGAGTTTCCAACCGCTAGCCGCAATTGCTGCGGCCTTGTCGGGAAATGTTTTGGGCACCATTAGCTCCGTTCCTACTGGAACTTCAAACCGGCGTATCCATTCATGAGGGCCGGGATTGTTTGCATCAGGTGGACAGGTGAACTCAATGAAGTAGGCGTCCACTCTCTTTCGATTATCGCCGGAACTGCGGACATTGAATGCTTCGCGTGTAATACCAGTGAACTTGATCATTTTCATTCTCCTTTCAGGTTTAACCACACACTCCTGCCAGACTCTAGGGAATCCGGCAGGGTTTGGGGTCAGTTAGCGAGAAGTTTTCCGCTCATGCCTTTGGTCAGGTAGTGATTGAAAATTGCGCTAGGGGTCATGTCGGGCGGAAAAAGGATCGGATCTCCATTTTCTGGCACGAAGATCCACCCGCCAGTACCGTTCACATGACGATAATCTCTCGCGGCTTGTGTGTTTGGGAATGTGCGGAAGGTTTGCATATTCGCTACTCCTAAGTAATTAATCAGTAGTGGGTTAGAGACAGAAACTATCCAGTGCGCCAGCGAATAGTTCAGACCAATGATCTTTTCCAGAACCAGACCAAACTTTGAATAAATCCTCATAGCGCTGGAATTTATGGTTATAGGCAGTCCGTGTCCATTCGACGGATACATACTGACCAGCTTCGAAAGGTGATATTTCCTTGGCAATTCTGGCTGTCCGATACCAGCAAGCGCACTCCATGATCGAACAACCTGCTTCGTGGCATTCTCGCGGGGTCCTGTTGCTGATCGTTTCCATATTCGCTACTCCTTTACGTTGTGTTGATGACTGTATTCTATAGATCAATCAGGCAGTGTCAAGACGACAGTGTGACTATTTATGTGATGCAGCTCACAAAACAGAAAATAATCAGGGTAAATTGGGCTTATGCGCTTGGCACGGTATTTGCCAAGCATTGCGGCCAAATAAGAAAACATGGGTTTTGACAATAGAATCAATACGTACCATACTACAAACTCGATAGGCTTAATCTATTGAGGCAACCATATGTCGCTGACTAAATCAACAAGCACGAACGCGCTTGCCAAGGGGAAGAAGTAAGCAAATGGCCGCTCGACTCCGAAAGAATCACCAAGATGACGTAAGAGCGAAGATCAAGGTCAGTCATTTAGTGACCCGGCTGACAAAGTACGCAAACGGCGAACTTACAGACGATGAAATCAGCCCAAATAGATTGAATGCAATCAAGCTCTTACTAGGAAAGGCATTGCCAGACCTCTCAAGTGTCCAGTTAACAGGCGACCCAAACGCACCCATTGCTTATACAGAGGTAGTCCGAAAGGTTGTCAAATGACATCTCTTGTCATCGAGACCGCTGAAGTATTTGAGCCACTTCTGTACCCGTCTCGGTACAAGGGAGCGAAGGGTGGCCGTGGTTCAGGGAAGTCTCATTTCTTTGGCGACCTTTGGCTTGACGAGAACGTGAGGCTCAAACTTGATTGTGTCTGTTTACGTGAAATCCTGAAATCCCTTGAGTTCAGCGTAAAGAAGCTGCTTGAGCAGAAGATCGAAAGCCACAACGCGGGAGCTTATTTCGAGGTCCAGGACAAGCGCATACTGACTAAGCAAGGCGGAACAACGATATTCCAGGGGATGCAGAACCACACGGCGGAATCGATCAAGTCTCTCGAAGCATTTGATCGATCATGGTTCGCTGAGGCACAAAACGCCTCACAATTCAGTTTGGATATTCTTAGGCCCACGATACGCAAGCCAAAATCAGAACTGTGGTTTGACTGGAACCCACGGAAGGCAACAGACCCTATTGACTCTCTCTTGGTTGGGGAAAATCCCCCGCCTGACGCGATAGTTGTAACAGCCAACTATTCGGACAATCCCTGGCTTCCGGATGTACTGAAGGCGGAACTAGAGTATGACCGTCAGCGTGATCCTGACAAGTTTAGACACATCTGGATGGGCGAATATCAGAGCTTCAGTCAATCGCGAGTGTTCAAGAACTGGTTAGTAGAAGAGTTTGACCGTCCTCCGGGGACCATCTTCAGGCTTGGTGCTGATTGGGGTTTCTCTGTTGATCCTAGTGTTCTGGTGCGGGCTTCAATCGACGGTAAGCGACTTTACGTCGATTATGAGGCGTACATGATCGGATGCGAGATAACGCAGCTTCCTGACCTGTTTGACCGTGTCCCCGAGTCTAGTGACTGGTTCTGTAGAGCCGACTCTGCTAGGCCGGAAACAATAAGCTACATGCAGAAGAATGGCTATCCCAAGATGCAGGCCGCACAGAAGGGGGCTGGATCAATAGCTGAGGGGATCGCATTCCTGCAATCGTTCGATATTGTTGTGCATCCCCGCTGCAAGCATCTGATAGACGAGCTAGAGACCTACAGCTACAAGAGAGACCCATTAACTGAGGAAATACTACCGATCCTTGAAGACAAGAACAACCACGTTATCGATGCACTTCGTTATGCCTGTGAGGGAGCGAGAAAAGCGAAGCCCGCAAGGGAGCGAAAGGTAGTCATCCCCCCGGCTAGGTACATTGATGGTCGTAACTCAGCCAGTTGGATGGGAGCCTAATGACTAGGATTTCCCACTTTCAGGCTAATCAGTCACCCAAAACGCGGGGTTATATCCAAGAAAATGGGACGGTCTCCCACTTTGGGTCTAAAATCCCCCGTAATTTGGGACAGGCTATGCAGCACCTTGAATCTATCGGGTACTTCGGGCCGAATACGAGGCGCAAGGTTATCTATCTGGCGATGAGGGGTTTATGGAACTAAAGGCCGTACCTGCGCCGCACTTTGCACTGCCCCCTTACCGTGCAGAGGAGTTCGGTCCTTTTGGATGGGCGGGGGTGATGAATCGGAACGGATTCAACTGTCTCACGTTCCCTGACAAGCCCGGTGCTGTAGTGACCAGTTACGAGCATGCCCAAAAGATTGCAGAGGAGTGGAATGGCTGACCCGACTGGAATCGTTGCTGCTGCCGAGGTCGCTGACGTACCGACGACCAAGAAAGACAAGTCTCTCAAGAAGAAAGACGTTCTTGACCTTGCCCGTCATCGGATGAAGTTGGCTATTGAGGCATACGGTAATTCCCGTGAAGACGAGTTGGACGACTACAGGTTCTACGCTGGGAGTCCTGATAATCAATGGCAGTGGCCGCAGGATGTTCTCAATACCCGTGGGGCTACCCAGGGACAGACGATCAATGCCAGGCCATGTCTCACTATCAACAAACTCCCTCAGCACGTTAAACAGGTCACCAATGACCAAAGACAGAACCGTCCAGCGGGTAAGGTAATCCCTGTAGATGATAAGGCTGATGTAGAGGTTGCCGAAATTCTCGATGGAATGGTTAGGCATATCGAGTACATCTCTGATGCTGATGTTGCCTACGATACTGCCTGTGAAAACCAGGTGGTTTATGGGGAAGGGTATTTTCGGATTCTCACTGATTACTGTGATGATGAGTCATTCTTGCAGGACATCAAGATAGGAAGGATACGTAACTCGTTCTCTGTCTACATGGACCCCATGATTCAAGACCCTTGCGGTGCTGATGCCCAATGGTGCCTGATTACGCAGGACATGACGCGAGATGCGTTTGAGAAGGAATACCCTGACGCTACCCCAATTTCTGAGCTTTCAGAGCAGGGTGTAGGTGACGATCAGATTTCCGCATGGATCAATGAAGACACGGTCCGTATCGCTGAATACTTCTATTTTGAGAACGAACAGAAGACCCTGAATCTGTACGAAACGGGCGATTCTGCGATTGAGGGCAGTCCGCAAGCAAAGCAAGCCGAAGCAATGGGCATGAAGCCCATAAAGACCCGTAAAACCACGGTCAAGAAGGTGAAGTGGTGCAAGATCAACGGTTACGAAATACTGGAAGAAAAGGAATGGGCAGGTAAATACATCCCTGTTATTCGTGTAGTCGGGAATGAGTTTGAGATCGAGGGGCAGATATTCATCTCTGGTCTGGTCAGGAACGCTAAAGACCCCCAGAGAATGTATAACTATTGGGTATCTCAAGAAGCAGAGATGCTAGCCCTTGCTCCAAAAGCGCCGTTTATCGGATATGGCGGACAATTTGAGGGGTACGAGGACAAGTGGAAGACCGCCAATATCAATTCGTGGCCCTATCTTGAAGTCAATGAGACTGCTGTCGATGGGCAAGGCAATCCCCTTCCTTTACCGCAGCGTTCCATGCCTCCCCAGGCATCTTCAGGGGTTCTACAAGCCAAGGCGGGTGCGGCTGATGATATCAAGTCTGTTACTGGACAGTACGATGCTTCTCTAGGCGCGGGGGGGAATGAGAAGTCAGGGAAGGCAATTCTTGCCCGTGAAAAGCAGTCTGATATGGGGACGTATCACTTTGTAGATAATTTGGCGAGGGCAGTCCGATACGGGACTCGTCAGATTGTTGATCTGATCCCGAAGATTTACGACACCCAACGCATAGCGAGAATCATCGGCTTGGATGGGGAAACGGATCATGTCAATATTGACCCTGCCCAACAGGAGCCGGTAAGGAAGATTACCGACCCAATGACCGACCGTGTAATAGGGAAGATTTATAACCCCTCCGTTGGGAAATACGATGTCTGTGTGACTACCGGACCTTCCTACATGACCAAGAGACAGGAAGCGATGGACGCCATGCAACAACTTCTTCAGGGGAACCCGCAGTTGTGGGGTGTTGCTGGTGATCTATTTATCAAGAACATGGACTGGCCGGGTGCTGAAGAAATGGCACAGCGATTTGCCAACACCATCCCTCCTGAAATCAAGGGAACAGATGACTCTGATAACCCGGAGATGGCACAAGCACAACAGATGATTCAACAGCTTCAACAGCAACTTCAACAGGCAGGTCAGATGCTTGAGAAAGCCAAAGAGTCTGTAGAAGTTCAGAAAGTACAGAACGACCATTTCAAGGCTGATATTGATGCGTACAAGGCCGAGACTGAGCGTATGCAGGTATTGGCCGGAGCAATCTCCCCCGAACAGATACAGCAAATCGTCCTGAAGACGGTGACAGATTTGATGCAATCCCCCTCATTGGAGCAGGAAGAACCCATGATGTTGGAACAGGGAGAACAGCACATGCAGGGAATGGGCGGTATGCCAATGGGCGAAATGCCCCCACAGTCCCCGATGGGGATGCCACCACAAGGAATGTAAATCATGGCACTTAAAGAAGTCACAACCTGTATGGGGTATCAGCAAATTACCTCACTTTCCTCTGCTGCAAGTTTGACGGTTCCCGCGACTACGCCGTTGGGCGCATCTGGAAAACCCAGAATTGCGTTGCTTCAGTGCGAATCGCAGTCCGTTCGGTGGCGTGATGACGGAACTAGCCCGACTGCTTCTGTCGGCATGATTCTGAACGTAGGAGATCAACCTTACCCGTATGACGGTGACTTGACCAAAATCAAGTTTATCGAAACCGCTGCCAGTGCAAAACTGAACGTTAGTTATTACACCTGATGCAATTACGTCAGCCGCTTAACTTGCGGAAACCCCTTCAGATGACGGCGCACAAGATACGCCCGACACTCAATTTGCCTTTTGCTGCAAGCGGAAGTCTTGGGCCGCTCATCACCTTCACCCGCGCCAGCGCAGCCAACTACTTCAACTCCTCCGGCACGCTGACCGCTGCTACAACCAACGTAGCAAGATTCGACTACGACCCCTCCACCCTCATAGCAAGAGGACTGCTGATTGAGGAAGCGAGGACGAACAGCATTCGCAATAACACGATGGTGGGGGCTTCTAATCCATCGACAATACCTACCAACTGGATTGCATCAACCGCCCTCACTGGCCTCACTTTAACCATATCCACGCCAAGCACTGAAAGCGGGATAAATTATCTTGAGTTCCGATTGAATGGTACGCCGAGCGGCGCTGGCTCCTATCAATTTTTTTATGACTCCACAACGCAAATTGTTGCGGCCAATGGGGATAACTGGACTTCCTCTGTCTATCTGAAATTGGCGGCAGGTTCGCTTACCGGCGTTACTTCCATTTTCAACCAGATACAAGATAGGACGGTGGCTGGCGGATTTATTTCCGGCTATAACGGGTCAGCAATAACACCAACAAGTGCGGGGCTTGCAACTCAGCGGAATACCAACAGCGTCACTCTCAGCGGCGGCGGCACTGTTGCGCGAGTTATAAACAACCTGACCCTGAATCTTTCCGGCGCTGCCATTGACATCACCCTCCGCATCGGCATGCCGCAGCTTGAACTCGGAGCCTTTGCCACTTCGGTAATCTCCACCAGTACTGTAGCAGTCACCCGTGCTGCTGACATAGCCTCTATCACCGGAGCAAACTTCACGAGCTTCTGGAATGCGACGCAGGGGACGATTGTTGCGAACTATCTAGTCAATCAAACGCTAACTTCTAATGGGTACATAGCCTATGCGACAGAAGCGGCTGCTACTGACTACGATCTTCTATTTATAAGTACAGCTTCTGGTAAGGCAGGCAGCGGTAATACCTTTGCAGCAAGCGCAAATCAGGGGCGTATTGATGGTGCCGCTGCATTTGCTGCTGGGGCTCCTGCCAAAGCTGCTTACGCGTTTAATTCTTCCGGAAGATCGATCAGCGTTAACGGCGGCACTGTCGCCACATCAGCAAGCGCCGCGCGTCCAACAGGACAAAATGTCTTGTACATAGGTTCAGATAACGTAGGAACAAATAACCTCAACGGCTGGATTTCATCCCTCCAGATATATCCGGTAGGGCTTACCAGCACACAGATTCAAACTTTATCCACTTAACCGACTAGGCGAATCCTAGGTCCGCAAGGAGAATCAAATGTCTGAAGAACAAGTAGTACAACCTCTAACCGGGGAGCAAATCCCGGTAGCCACGCCTGAACCTACGGCAGGTTTAGAAACGGCCTCGGAACAAGTATCAAACGATGTTAGCGAGGAACAGACGCCGGAAGTCGAGAAGACATTTACCCAAAAGGAACTGGATGAAATTCTCGCAAAACGCCTAGCCAAGGCGGAACGGAAAGCGCAACGAGAAGCAGATCGAAGGATTGCCCAAGCAATACAGGAGGCCCAACCCAAGCAACAAATTCAAGCGGAAGGACGCCCCAAGCCCGAAAGTTTTACGTCGACCGAAGATTACATCGAGGCCGTTGCAGACTGGAAAGCAGGGGAGAAGATTCGCAACGAGTTTGAAGCGCGGGAGAAAGCCCAACTTGAAGAGCGGGCCAAAGAGGAAGTAAGCAGGATTCAAGGAACCTACCACACGCTAGAGGATGACGCGCGGGATCGGTATGACGACTTCGACAAAGTTGCCTATCAGACCCCGTACGACTGCACTCCGGCAATGGCGCAGACAATTCAACTGTCTGACAAAGGTCCGGACCTTGCGTATTACCTCGGAAAACATCCTGAAGAAGCTGAACGTATCGCGCAACTCCCTCCGTTGAGAGCAGCGCAGGAATTGGGGAAGCTGGAATTGAAGATTTCAGAATCGCCAAAAATCAAACATTCTTCCGCGCCAGACCCGATAAGACCCCTTGCGGCCAAGGGCGACCAACCCGTGCGAGATACCACCGATCCGAAATCGGACAAACTCAGCACTCAGGAATGGATACGCCTTGAAAACGAAAGGGAACGGAAAAAGCTGGCGTCGAAAGGTTATCGCTAACAGTTAAAGAAAGGAAATACAGTGAGCAATTCGCTCTTAACGATTGACATGATCACTCGGAAATCTTTGCAGATTTTGGAGAACAATCTTGTCCTGACCCGCAACGTCAACCGTCAATATGATTCTAGCTTCGCGGTTGAAGGTGCCAAGATTGGATCAACGCTGCGCATCCGCTTGCCGGACCGCGCTCTTGTAACCGATGGTGCTGCGCTCAACGTCCAAGACGACAATGAGCAATACACATCCCTCACCGTTTCGACCCAAAAGCATATCGGCCTGAACTTCACCACTGCTGAAATGACCATGCAGTTGGATGACTTTGCAGAACGTGTGCTGAAACCTCGTATTTCGCAACTTGCGGCCTCGATTGATGCTGATACGGCTAACGCCTACAAGAGCATTTATCAGTCCGTAGGAACTCCTGGTACGACTCCGGCCACTTCGCTGGTTCTTCTGCAAGCACAACAAAAGTTGAACGAATCCGCTGCCGACATGAGTCCGCGTTACGCTACCGTTAATCCGGCTGCTAATGCTGCGCTTGTGGAAGGCATGAAGGGCTTTTTCAATCCGACTGGCACAATTTCCAGCCAGTTCAAGTCCGGCATGATGGGTGAAGGCGTCCTCGGTTACAACGAGGTCAATATGTCCCAATCCATCACTTCCCACACCACCGGCACCCGTTCGGCCACTGCTACGCTGACTATCAACGCAACTGTCTCGACGCAAGGGCAATCTACCGTAGCGATTACGGGGGATTCGGGTTCGGCCACGTTTGCCATTGGTGACGTTTTCACCATTGCGAATGTGTATGCAGTCAATCCGCAAACCCGCGTTTCTACTGGCAGTCTTCAGCAATTTACCGTTACTGCGCTGGCAACTGCTTCTTCGGGTACGTGGTCAAGTGTCTCAATCTCTCCGGCTCTCTACACTTCTGCTTCTGCATTGGCGACGGTTAATTCTTTCCCGCAGTCTGGTGCAACGGTGACGGTGTTGGGTTCGGCTTCTACGCTGTATCCTCAAAACCTCGTTTATCATCGTGACGCGATTGCCTTTGCGACCGCCGATCTGCTGATGCCGCGTGGTGTGGATATGGCTTCCCGCGCCGAGAATAACGGTATCTCGATTCGTATCGTACGTCAGTACGATGTTAATAACGACCGGATGCCGTGCCGTTTGGATGTTCTCTACGGTTACTCGGTAATCCGTCCGCAAATGGCCTGTCGAATCTGGGGGTAAATCATGGGTGTACAGATGCACGAGGATAGGTATGGTGTGGTTAGCCTAAGTTGGACCCCGGCAGGGACTGCCGCTGGCCCGCGTACGGCTTCCCAAACCACCCAAATGCTCGGACTAAAGACATCTGACGTTATCCTCCGTGTAGATTCGCCTTCGACCACTGCTGGTTTGGCAGTGATTAGCGGGCGAGTATCTGCGGCGGACACGTTGGAAGTAATGTTCGGGAACTTTTCAACAGGTGCGCTCACATCGGCATCCGGCACTTATCGCGTCCATGTGTTCCGGGCAGAGAATGTGCGGGATTCCGTCATGGCCGCACTAGACTAGGAGATAGATTATGGCACTACCTGCAATTGGTGATGGCGAACAGATTGGTGATGGCAATACCAATGAGACTCTTAACGTAGGCCGGGCAACCCAGCCAGTACAGCTGGGTGGAACTTCGGGTACGGTGGGTCTCTATGGTGCCACCCCTGTTTCACAACGATCCACTACGCTTGGAACGACTGTTGCAACTACGGTCTCGGTTTCGACTACTACGGGTTCTATTACTTCGTGGGGGTTCTCGACCTCGACCCAAGCAAACAACATCGTCAGCCTGCTGAACTCTGTTTATGCAGCACTGACCAGCGTTGGGATTATTTCAACCTAATCAACACCCCCTCTTCGGAGGGGGATTTCTCAAGGAGCATTGATGAAACTCACTGTCTGCATTCCCTCTTACAACCTTGCCGAATTCATCGGTAAGACAATCGAGAGCGTACAAGCCCAAACTTTTAAGGATTGGGAGCTTTTGATTGAAGATGACGGAAGTACCGACGACTCAATAACCGTAATCGAAAAGTACCTTGCAGATAGCAGAATCAGTCTCTTTAAGAAAGAGAAAAACGAAGGGCAAAACCGAACCACGAACAACCTCATCCATCGGGCCAAGGGAGAATATATCTGTCTCCTTCCTGCGGATGATGTGATTGTTCCAGACAAGTTCCAGAAACAGATTGACTATCTGGATTCTCATCTTGAATGTGGAATCGTTTTTGGTTATCCCGACTTCATGGACCACAATGACAATCCGATACGGTTTGTAGATGAGACAGTCAAAACTGTAGAGAACATGCCAAAGGAAAGTTGGCAGAAACGCTTCATGGTCGGTAATTGCCTATTTATCGCTACTTCCATGTATCGGCGCGAACTACACGAAAAACTAGGCTACATAGACGAAAGCTACAACATTCTTGCTGATCTGGATTGGTATTGCCGTATCGTCGCAGAGAACGAGCTTCATATCATCAAGGAAACACTTGCTCATGTCCGAATGAGGGACAAACTAGCAAATCTCTCCGCCCCCCGGCCGGAGGTCTGTATCAACCATGCAGACGAAATCAAATTGCTGAGAGAAAAGCACATGCCTGTCGTACGGGGAAAAAAGAAGTACATGATTGCTACCCCGTTCTACGAGGTCAAAGGCTACTCCCCTTACATCCGGTCGATGATAAACACTCTTGTTGGGCTGGCAAAACATACAAAAGTAGAGTTTGATTTTGTCGAGCTCTCAGGAGATTCGTACGTGTGGCGGGCCAGGAACAAACTTGCTGATATGTTCCTCAAGTCAGATTGTTCTCATCTGATCTTTGTTGACTCCGACGAAGGATGGGACCCGGAAGGGTTCTACCGTCTGATGAAAGCTGAAGCCCCTATCGTTGGAGCGGCTTATCCCGTAAAGAACAATTGGGAACACTACGGGGTTGCTATTGATGTCAATGAAGATGGAACGCCAAAAGTGCGGGATGATGGTTTGATTTACGCATCCAAAGTTCCCACGGGGTTTATGAAAATCTCCCGTCATGTGTTTGAACGCCTGAAAGACGCCGAACCGGATAACTGGTATTGGGAACCTGACGAGTATTCAACCATGAACCGGACATTCAATTACTTCGGGCATATCATGGAAGATCATGTTATCTACGGGGAAGATATTTCCTTCTGTCGCAGATGGCAGCGAATTGGGGGAGAGTTGTTTGTTGAACCCCGCGCGACTATCGAACACTGGGGCGCACAGTGCTGGAAGGGGAATTACCATGAATTCCTCTGCACAATGCCCGGTGGATCGAAAGACCCTGCATTGAAAGAGGCAGCATGATTATCTACATGAAGCATCCACAACACGGAACAAAAGTCGCCATTGCTGAAGATGAGGCAATCGAGGATGAAAAGAACGGATGGGTTCGTTATGAGGTAGCGGCGATTCTCAAGCCTATCCCGAATTTCCAACCAGAGAATAACGAATTCCTCGAATCATCTCCGGTGACTGAGGTTATTAACGAAGACGATATTTCCATCCTGCGGGACAAGTGGAAGGAGAAGTACGGAAAACTTCCCCACCACAGGAAGGGAATTGAAACACTAAGGGCTGAATTGACATGACAACAGCAGCGGATCAGATCAACGGAGCAATGAGGCTCCTGAACATATTGGACCAAGACGACACGGCAGATGCTACACAACTTGCCAACGGTCTGACCGCGCTCAATCAAATGATCGACTCTTGGAACACGGAGCGATTGAGTGTCTATGCCACACAAGACCAGCAATTTACATGGACAGCAGGAAACGCCAGTAGAACCCTTGGCCCATCGGGGGATTTTGTTGGGAATCGCCCGGTTCTCCTTGATGACTCCACTTACTACAAGAACGCCAGTACGGGAGTTTCCTACGGAGTTTCGTTCATCAATCAGGAACAGTACGATGCAATTGCGCTAAAAACAGCAACCACGACGTACCCGCAAGTGATGTTTATCAACATGGATTACCCAAACATCACTATGTACGTCTATCCCGTCCCAACTACAGATTTGGAGTGGCACTTTATTTCTGTGACAGAACTCACCCAACCTGCGACCAGTGGGACAACGCTGGCATTGCCTCCGGGGTATCTCCGGGCATTCAGATATAACCTTGCATTGGAAATTGCTGCTGAATACGGACTGCAAGCTGATCCAAGAGTTGTACGGATTGCTGACATATCCAAACGGAACCTGAAGCGGATCAACAATCCGGATGATGTGATGGCAATGCCCTACGCCATTATGACTAGACGCGCTCGCTATAACATCTACGTTGGCAATTATTGATGAGATTACCGCTTGCCCAACAACTGACTACCCGTGACGGACTCCTGACGAAGGATTCCAAGATCGTCAATGGATTTGTAGAGTCCAGAGGGGACCAGTCTGCGGTATTCAAAAGGCCCGGATTGACTCTGGTTGGGACGATGGGAACCGGAACCGCCCAAGGGCTTATTTGCTGGCAAAGCACACCAAGGGCAATTATCGGGGATGTTCTTGAAACCGTAGGAGAGAATAACGTAGTAGATACGTTTTCAGCGACAGAATACTCCAATGTGCTTTCTGGATTTACATCGTCCGATATTGCTTATGGCAATAATTTATGGGTTGCTGTTTCGGCAACTAAATCTGCTGTTAGTTCCGATTTGCAGACGTGGACACAAACCGCCTTATCTGGAGCAGGGAATATCACAGCGGTAGCTTATGGTGGAGGAACCTTCTGTGCTGTTGGTTATAGCCCTGCAAAGTCGTTTGCATCAACAGATGGACTTACATGGAGCGGATCATCCAGTTTTCCTGTATTTGGGAATCCAATACGTATTGGATATGTTGGCGGTGCATTTGTTGTTCCACCTAACGGATCAACTGCGTATTTAACCTCGACAAATGGAACGACATGGACAAGCAGAACCGCGTCATGGGTAATGAATGCGACTTATGTTGCTTCAAGCGGAACGACCTTAATAGCAATGGCAAACGACGGCGGTTCTGTTTCTTATGCGATGAGAACGGTAGATGCGGGGGTTACATTTAATCGTGTACAAATGCCTTCCAATGGAACATGGAGGGTTGCTTACGGAGATGGTTTATGGGTAGCCGTAAAAATGTCATCTACTGCTGCCGCGTATTCAACGGATGACGGGCTGACTTGGACAAGCTCAACATTGCCGCAGAATGTTGGCTGGTCTGCCATTGCATTTAATGGAATAGGCTTTGTAGCAATAGCAAATGCGTCCTCAGTGGCAGCCTATACAGCTAATGGTATTAGCTGGAGTCAGCAAGCGATGCCATCAAGTGGTTGGGGTTTTATAACGGCAAACGAAACAACCGGAGAATTTGGAGCATTAAATACGACAAACGACTCATGTTCGATTACGTTGGTAACTTCCAGCGGCCCGACTGCCACAACGATTCCGGTCACTTCTCCGGGGTTTCAGTACGACATGATGCCTACGGGGGCAAAAGATGCAAATCAATGGCTGATGCTCAAAAATCCTTATCAGGGATTCTATTTTAACGGTTCAACCGTAACTCTGATTTCAGATGCCGACTACCCATCTCAAACAGTTCCGGGGATCGTCTATCTCGACTCCACGTTTTACGTAATGGACACAGGCGCAAAGATATACGGTTCGGAATTGGGCGACCCTTCCAACTGGTCTGCTCTCAATTTCATTATTGCTCAGATAGAACCCGGCAATGGAGTGGCTCTAGCAAAATCCGCGAACTATGTGGTTGCTTTCAAAGAGTGGAGCACAGAGTTT